CATCCGTGGCGGGATAGCTCGGGTCCGGCCCTTCGGTGCCCGCCACGGTTGAGATTTCCGCGCGACGCAAAGACTCCATCGCCACCGATTGCGGCTCGGTGGTGCCGGTCTGGGCATCGATCAGGAAGTCGCGGGGCTGGATATCCGTCTCGACCTCCTGACCAAAGCTGACGATTGCCACGCGCTTGCGGGTCACCAGCGGCAGGACGTTGAAGAGATCAACGATGATGTCCTCGCCGCGCGCATAGACGGCCCCGCCTGCATAAAGTCGGCCTGCAGAGAGCGTGATTTCCGTTGCAGCCGTCTTGGTGGCGGAAAAGCCTGAATAGGCCTTGCCGCTTTCCACCGCATCTCGAACGATGTGATCCATCGAGGTGCGGGCAAAATCCTGCATGTTGTTGAGATCGGCGGATTGCAGCTCCTGCCGATCGCGGTAGATGACGGTTCGTTCCATGTCTCAAACCTCTGTTAGTGCGCCGAGCGTGATATCGCCCACTGCACGGCGGTCGCCCGGTCGCGGCACGCGCCAGGTCTTGGTGTTGATCAGGACCTTGTCCCGCAGCGATTTGGCGACCATCACCGCCTCGCGCGCATCCGCGACCGGCTTGGTGCTGGCAGCCACGATATAGCCATTGACGAAACGGCCCGCCGTGCGTGGATACCGCCGCCCTGTGATGCGGGTGAGCACCTCGGCGTGGTACGGCGGCATTCCAAGGCGGGTGTAGCCAAGATGGGTTGACCGCTTGCGCTCTTCGAGCACGCGGGCCAGGTCATGGATGTGCCAGCGCTCATAGAGATACTGCCAGGATATCGTCTCGGGCAGAAAGGTGCCGGAAACATGCTGGCACGGCACGCCGGGGAAAATCGCTCCAAACTGGCGCGGGTGCTGCTGCGCCACCTGCTGGGGCCGCACATCGATCAGCTCACCTTTTGGCAGTACGGTTGTGTATTGCTCGCGGCCCAGCCGGTAGCTGTAGCTCGTGGCCCGCGGGATGCGGACGATGCGTTGGCGCACCCCCATATCGTCGATTAGAAACGCGCGGGTTTGGGGCGCGGCGTTCAGATGGATGGCCGCCGTAGGTTTGGGGGGGAGAACCACCTCGTCATAGGCAATCGCGTTGAACTCCCCAACGCGTTCTGGCGTGACCGTGCGGAGCGTCAGGGTCGTTTCGCGGCCACGATCATGCAGCTTTGCGGTACGCACATAGCGCGTGCCTTGCACCGAGACCGGGTTGTTGGGCCCGGCAAAGGCGGTGCCCGGGCCGTCTGGCGCCGACAGATATCGGGTGTTCCGGCCGGAAACACCCCGGGCGATGAACGGATAGACCCTGAGCTGTGCGAAGCGATCGAGATAGGCGCTGCGTTCCGTCTCCGTCAGCGCCTTCGACAGATAGGTCTTGGCGGGCGGCACGATGAACCGCCGCGCCTCGGCCCCCATCACGGCGAGCGCTTGCGCGATGGCGGTCTGGGTCCCCTTGATCGCATGGAACGGCAGTGACCGCGCGGTACGTGCGCGTTTCTTTTCCTCCGGCCAGTCCCTGTCCCACAGATCGACAGACAGGCCCCAAGCGAGCCAAGGCAGATGGCTGCTCGGGATCTGATGCGGTTGCACCAGCGGACGCAACCCGATGGGCAAATAGGCACTGCGTGCGCCAGTGAGATCGGTCGCCTCCTCGAAGGCCGTGCGGTTGTCCGGCAGCAGGGTCTCGCGGGTCATGGACGGGGATCCTATTCATCGCGGAGTGTGGCGACCGTCACGGTGATAGCATCGATCGCGTAAACCTCGGTCGGCCCTAGGACGAGATCTGCAGCGGGCGTAACAAGATCCACCGAATGCACCCCCTCGACATGCAGCTTCGAAAAGATTGCCGAGCGGCGCAGGTTCATGCCCAGCATCCGGTTGGTTTCCACCCAGTCAGATAAGGCTGACAGGGCCCGGTCGCGCACCACATTGCCGTCTGGGCCTGGATAAAGGGTCAGTTTGGCCGTGATGTCCGCGCGCTGCACGCGTGGCCCCAAGACTTCAACCATGTCCGTCAGCGGCCGCACATCATTGTCGATCAGCGACAGGCGCACGGTTTCGCGTTCCGTAAGGCTGGGAACCGGATCAGGTCCCGCCCGCAGGATGGTGACACGCACCCGGCCGGGCGTCGTCATGATCGCCGTGGCATCGCGTGCCCAAGGGGCCGCGGTGAGCGCATGATAGACATACGCCCCCTCCGGCCCTGCCACAGAAAAGGCCTCCGGGGCCAGCTGCACGCGACGGCGCAGGCGATCATCGTCTTCCGCGACCAGCACGCCCGTTGTGTCCTCGACCTGCATCCGCTGCGTGGCGAACAGTGCGGCCAGATGATCGAGGTTGCTGCCATAGGCTGAGGCCAGTAAAACCGAACGGGCCGCATCATTGATCCGCCCGCGTAGGAGCATCTCGCGATAGGCGAATGCCTCAATCAGTTTGCGCGCGGGCTCGCTTTCGAGATCAATGACGCCTGCGATGGCCGGAAACCGCGCGACCAGATCATCGCACATCTCGGTGACGATCGTGTCGTAATCCAGCGTCTCGATCACGTCCGGCGGCGTCAGACCGGAAAGGTTGATGGCGGTGAAACGGCTCATGGTTGGGCCTCGCGTTCCTCGATCAGCACCCCGTCCGGGTTGGCATAGGCATTGATGCGGCGCGCGCCTTCGACCGTGAAGTCGCCATAGGTGGCGCGCGGGCGGTACTCGCCCTCGAGGAAGAAATGCAGCCGTCCATCGCGGGTCACCTCAACGATCTGAATGCGGGTCACGCGGTATCGCGGCTCGAATTGCTCGATCGCAGAGGTCACCGCAGCAAACCACGGTGTGACCTCATTGGGCGTGATCGTGCGCCCCAGCAGGTTGGGCACAAATGATCCATACCATTCGCGCATGATACGGGCGCCAAACCGCGTGGTGAAGATGTCCTGCAGGCTCTGGGCCACGTGTGGCCAGCCCTCAATCACACCGCCGGTGGCGGCGTTGAGGCCGACGGATGGGTTTATGCTGCGCGTGGCCACCGGTTAGCCCTCCCTGGCCCTTATTCGTCACCAGCGCCTTCGCCAGCGTCATCATCCGTAGTTGGCTTGGGGTCGCCCTTGGCAACTTTCCTCGCCTTGCTGGCGGGCGCAGTCTTGCCACCCTCGGACTCGGAGCCGGGCACATCCAGCGGCCGCAATGTTCCAAGCCGCAGTTCATGCTCCGCCTGCTTGGCAGTCAAGGTCAGGACTGTCCCGACCCCGGTGTTGTTCTGCCCGGCGACGAAGCGCCCGGCCTTCTCGGTGATAGCGTAACGCCGCATTGATCTTTCCCTTCGGTTCAGTTGGCAGGCTCGCCGGTCGTGGACGGCCCTGTGCGGACCCCGCCATGAATGTGGGTGGAGCCGATATTCTTCCCATCGTGCGTGACCGTGCCGCCGGTGATCTCCACGCCAGCGCGAGAGACCCTGAAGGTCACGTCGCCAACCGTGATCTGCGCCTGTGCGCTGGTGAGCTCAAAGGTCAGCCCGCTGACTTCGCTGCGAACGAGATCGTCTGCCAGCGTCATGATCACGTTCCCGTAGGTCATGACGTTCTGATCTGCCGCTTCCGACGGGCTCAGGTTGCTGGCGTGGTGGGTCAGCGGCACTGCCACGGCCTGTTGGAAGTCGCCCGTGGGCGACATGGCCGTGAATTGCTGCCCAACCGTGGGCGGCGTGTGGACGCGCAGGGCGCCCGAGAACTGGGCATAGGGCACCCACGGGGAAAGGAACTGCCCGTCCCGGCCATGTGCCGGGCCAAAATCCAGCCGGACCCGTTGCCGGGCAGGATCGACCTCCGCCACCGTGCCATGCCGCATGACGCCTGCGACACGGCGCTCCAAATCGGTCACACGCGCAACAAGCTCGACGATTTCGCGGATCGCCATGCCTATGACCCTTGCGGCTCGAATACGACAGTCTGGTCAAAATCCAGAAACGTGATGTCCGCGAGCGGTTGTGGGTCCGCATCGAGGTCTGCGACCGGCCCGATGCCGATCTGGTTTGCCACCTCCAGCGGGACACCAAGGGTTTCCGCAGCCCGGCGCCAATCGGCAAGTGGTGTGCCATCCATCTCCGCGCGCAGTAGGCTTGCGATATTGGCCAGTATGGGATCGGCCTCCATAAGAGCCAGCGCATCCCCCCAGGCGCTGTTTGGCGCGATCGTGCCGCCAGAAACCGGGGTTTCCACCAGATCGCAGCTCAAGACCAGCTGCCGTGCAGCAAAGCGCACGCCGTTTTCGGCCGATGCGCCGCGCCGGGAAAGGCTGCGCGTGATCCGGGGGACCAGCATCATCCAGACACGCGACCACGCATTGTTGTCGCGGTTCAGGGCGCGGACCACCTGATGCTCCATGATGTCGAGCGTCAGCTCCATCCCTTCGTCCGTGT